GCTGGCTCTAATCGAGAAGTCATACGGGAAACCACTTTGCATGCGAATGACACAGCATGATATCAGCATGGAAAAAATGTCTGGCGTGATGTCCGTTCGTGTTGAGGAACTAACACAATGAAAGAATTAGATAGTTTCACTGTAGAGAGACTGGAAGAATTAGGTGCTGGTGCAATGTTTTTTACAGGCGATGAAGTAGCAGCGTTGGCCCGCATCGCTTTAGCTGCAAAGAGGGCTGAGGAAAGTCATTCTCGTCGCGAAGTGTGGGACGGTGGTAATACTTGGATTCAATGCTCCAGACAGGCATATGACCGACACGAAGCCGCAGGGAAGAGAGTGCGAGTGTTGTATGAGCGCCCACAGTTGAACTCTCCGGAGATACAGGAAGGTTGGAAACTGGTGCCGATTGAGCCGACTCAGAATATGGTCGACGCGCATATTAGCGGTATGCAACTCGCAGGATTCAGCCGAGCCTATCGCGATATGCTAGCCGCCGCGCCGGAGAAGCCACTATGACCGATTATCTGAATGTAGGTTTAGCTGTTGCAGGCTACCTGTACATCATGTTTAAAACAGGCGAATGGCTGGCTAGCATTATCTGGAAGCAATGGTATAAGCGCAAGAAAGAAGAGCGAAAGCAGAAGGCTATTAACGAGCTGTACGACGCTTTCAATCTTGGTGAATTAACTGATAGTGGCACGCTAAAAGCAGTAACCAAAAACGGCTTAACCATCATGATGTTTCGGAAGTGACCAATGCAAATCGAAATGGTCAAGAATGCCGGTGGCGTTTTTGTTCCAGCGTTCGATCATGACTTACCCAGGTTAACCAAGTTCAAAAACGGCGAGATGTACACCGCCGACATTAAGCTAACTCGAAACCCTGCCTTCCATCGAAAAATGTTCTCCTTCTTCAACTTCTGCTTTGCTCACTGGGCAGCGGAAAATGCCGGTTATGAATTCACAGACGAATATACCCAGAAAGAAGAATTCAGGAAGAACCTGACTATTCTGGCTGGATTTTTTGACGTCGTGACAACCATCAAAGGCGAGACAAAGGTGAGAGCAAAGAGCTTGGCTTACGCGAACATGGAGCCTGATGAGTTCGAACGCTGCTACAACGCAATGGTTAACGCCGCAATAAAACACCTGTTCGGTCGCACGACGGATAGGAATGTTATCAACCAACTTTATAGCTACTTCTGAGGCTTTAAATATGAGAATTTGGAAAACTATCGGATTAATAAGCATCGCTGTTCCCACTATAAACATTATCACTTCTATGGTTATTTTCATTGCCGTGTGGGAGTTGCCAAGTTCTAAATTTTGGTTCGGACTAATAAGGATTATTAGCGTGGAATATCTAATTTTATTCATCGCGATATTCCTGTGGTACCGGTTCGGTGACAAGGGGAAGGTGGCAGCATGAAGTTATCGAAAAAACAGCGAGCAGAACTGCGGGAAATGTTCGGCGGGAAGTGCGCTTACTGCGGTTGTGAACTCACTGATAAATTCCATGCCGATCATATTCAACCAGTTATGCGAGCTGGCGGGGTGATGATTTATCAGGACAGAGACAATATTGAAAATATGGTTCCGTCATGCCACCCATGCAATTTACACAAGCATTGCAATAGCTTGGAAGATTACCGAAGAATTATTGATGACGGCCGCAGAGAGTTTTTACGCTCAGGGAAGGGTAAGGCACTCGTTAGAATGGGGCTTGTTGATATGAAGCCTGACTCGGTTATTTTCTGGTTTGAAAAATGGCGAGAGGAAAGTTCATGCGACAAAGGCAAAGCAGCATAGTTGCAGTAATGGAAAACTCAATCTTCAAAGTATCCCACCGCACCAAGCCTAAACCCCAAATCCCCGCCAGCCAGATAAAGACATTTGATTATGTCCATGGGCTGCTGCAAGCAAAATTCGACAGAGTAAGGAGAACGCGATGAAAGACTATTCAGCAATGAGTGATTTTGAGATTAACAAGGCGGTCGGAGAGTTAACCGGCGAAGCTACTAGCACTGAACCTACATTTGAGATGGTAATTCGCAATGCTAACGGGCGCAGATTCAACCCCTGCAAAAGCATTGATGATGCATGGAAAATAATTGCAGAAAATAGAATCAATGTGGAGTGGCATGAAATGAAAGACGACACTTTTAAGCCATATGCTTTATCCAATGAAACCATGATTGGTTACTACGATGACAGCGCCCTCCGTGCCGCAATGATTGTATTCCTGATGATGAAAGACAGGGAGAGCAGCCATGGGTGATATTTACCAAAATATTAACGGGGCCGATTACCGACGAATATTCGTCGTTGGTGATATCCACGGCTGCCTAGACATGCTCAATGAGAAATTACTCTCAGTAGATTTCGATGAAAGCAAAGACTTACTGATATCCGTAGGCGACCTTATCGACCGTGGGGAGCAGAACGTCGAATGCCTCGACCTGATTACATACCCATGGTTTCGTGCAGTTCGTGGCAACCATGAGCAAATGGCTATTGATGCACTGGCCAGCGAAGAATACTCACACTGGCTGGCAAACGGCGGTATTTGGTACTTCCAACTCGATACTGACGAAAAACTATTGGCCACCAGTCTGATTAAACGGGCCGCCAATCTCCCGCTGGTCATTGAAGTCAACACCGACTCCGGCAAATACGTAATAGCCCACGCTGATTACCCCTCTGACAGTTATCACTATGGCAAGCCAGTTAGTGAGCAGCATGTTATTTGGAATCGTGAGCGGGTGAGTAATGCGATGGATGGCGAAGGGGAAGAAATAGCAGGGGCCAAACAATTCATATTCGGTCACACGCCGATGAACAAAGCCAGTTATTTTAAAAATCAACTCTACATCGACACCGGCGCAGTCTTTGGGCGTGAGCTGACGATGATTCAAATTCAAGGGGAATAGCCATGCCTGAACTCCCCCAATCAATATGTATCTTCTGCTTCCTGATGCTTAACAAGGGTGAAACCTACGCTCATCAGAAATGCATTGATAAGGCAGCGAAGGAGAAAAGAGATGGCGAGAATACTCAGTCATCCAGGTGAGCGCCTAAAGACTCTGGCAGAGGAAAACTATCAGCTTAGGCGAGAGCGAATGCTGATGAGGCAACGGCTAATAACTCTAGGCCACCGGCTTGATATGGCGCAAAAGGAACTATCCCTCCGAAATTTCGATATAACCGCAATTCCCCCGATCCCCATGACCAAAAAAGTATCTGCATGGATAAGCGAGTACGGCGTTCCATGGGAGGCTCTTTACTGCCCTGAATGTCGGAGTTGGTTTATCGAACTGGATAATTCATTCCCATACCACCTCGAATGTTGTGTGTGTCGGTGCGATATAAAAAAGGAGGAAGTCGATGATAACCAAGCTACCGAATCATCGTAACTGCAAAGTATGCAAAACGAGGTTCAAGCCTGACCGCGTAGAAACGTGGTGGTGCTGTCCAGAGCACAAGGAAGAATACTGCATACTTTTATACAGAAAAGACCGTGAGCGAAGGCAGAAGAAGAAATCAGTAGCAGATAAGCAGTTAGCCAAGACACAGAAAGACGAACTGAAAGCCAGGAGGGAGAAGTTAAAGACCAAACCTCAGCGAATGGCAGAGGCCCAAGCAGCGTTTAACAAGTATGTGAGACTAAAATATTTAGGCGTCCCCTGCATAAGTTGCGGCAGGTACCCAGAACAGAAGTACGGCGGGACGATGGAATGTGGTCACTATCGAAGCCGAGGCGCAGCCCCCCACCTCCGATTTAATCTTCACAATACTGGATCCCAATGCGTTTATTGCAATCGACACCTAAGCGGTAATGTAGCCGGATTCAGAATTGGGCTTATCGAGCGTGACGGCTTAGACAAAGTTCAGGAAGTAGATTCAAACCACGAAACCCGCAAGTTCGACATTCCATATCTAATCCGCATTAAAACCATCTTCACCAAAAAAGCCAAGATGCTTGAGAAAAGGCGATCCCATTTTCAGGAGGTAGCAGCGTGAACGCATATGTGAAAACCATTCCAGAGTTACTAATTGCCGCTTATGGCAACCAATCAACTGTGGCGGCCCAGCTAAATACTCAGCGCTCAACGGTAAAAAAGTATGCCAATGACTCGAAGGGTGAGCACCACGCCATAGTTAATGGTCGGCTGATGGTTGGGACAACTGGCAGGAAGAGGTCGTTATGAATGTAACTCAGTTAAAACTCACCAAAGAGCAACATGATTGGGTTAATGGCTGGCTTGAACTGTGGGGATCCTGGGTTTACTCAGGCAGATTAGAGAAGCGCATGAGCAGCGTTATAGCGCAGTACATGGCGACAGTAGAACCACAGAAATATCCAGATAGGCCAATGTGTAATGACGATGACGGAATGTTGATTTCTCAGGTCGTAGATTCTGTCATGTACATTGATGCAAAGGCCTTCGGGATATTGATGAGCTACTACGTGAACAATTCAACTGAATACGCAATATCAGTCTACAGCTACAAGAGTGCAAATCCCCGCAAGATAACCACGCGTGGAGGCAATCGATTTAAGCGCCCGTCGCTATCAACCTGCCGCAGAGAAGTTAAGGAAATACTGGAGGCCAGTGTCTTTATGATTTACCAACCGCTGCTATCTGCAATGAATGGTCGCAAACGTGTAGGTAAAATACAGAAAGTTGCCTAGAACGTGTTGACACTTTTGAGCAAATGAGCAATGATAAGTAGGTAAGGTGCCGTATCTGTCTTAAGTCGGTGCCGCAAGCACAAAGAAGCCTCGGTTAATCGCCGGGGTTTTTTGCTTTCTACATTCGCATGGGTACTGGATTGGTTAATCCAATCGTTGTGAAACAGTATCCAGCCGAA